GACGGCGGAGGCGACCCTTTACGTCGACCAGGACGGAGGGAGCGACGAGAACAGCGGCCTGGCGACCCAGAAGCTCGCCACGCTAACGGAGGCCCTCCGGCGCGTGCCGAAGGAGATCACCAAGGATTACATCATCGACCTCGCGGACGGGACCTACACGGCGCCGGTGAGGGCCACCGGCATCAGGACGAAGCAGGGCCTCGACGACTGCGCCGTCATCATACGCGGCGGGAAGCGGCTCGCGGACATCCCGTCCGGGCCGAACCAGGGCGTCGTCTCGGACTCGGGGTACACCCACTACATCACGAAGGTCGGGGCGGGATGGCCGACGGCCGGCCTGGGGCTGAGGGGGAAGTTCGTCAAGTTCACGGCGGGGCCGCACGCGGGCTACTACGCCCCCATCATCCTCAACACCGCCGACACCCTCTACCTCTCGGTCGGGCCGTTCTGGCTCGGCGCCTACGGCGCGGGCGAGACCTTCGACATCGAGGAGAACACCGTCGTCATCGAGAACTCTGACGTCCCCGGGGAGCAGACCTTGCTCATCGACTCCTGCGAGCGCATCGCATTCCAGGACTGCGACATCCTGGGGGACACGGGCTGGCGCTACACGCTGGTGGCCGCCGGCGCCTGCTTCATCGAGTTCCAGCGGTGCCACGTCCGGAACACGATCTACAGCTTCGGCGGGACGGGGTCCATCACGTTCAACTACTCCTCCTACGACACCAACTGGAACGGGGGCTACTGGAACTCGTCGAACCCGGGGAACAACCTGCAGTGGAACATGTGGTTCTCGGCCGCCCTCTCCACGTGGAAGCCGGGGATGAGGGGGACGATGGACGTCTTGGGGTCCACGTTCTTCCCGAACAACGCCTCGCAGGGGGCCATCTTCCTACAGAACAACCCGGTGGTGACCCTGTCGTTCGCCGTCATCGACGGGCGCTCGAACGGCTACCGGGCCATCACCGCGGAGGGGGCGTTCTTCAGCCTCGTCCTCGACCATGCGCTGGTCGTGGACCCGCACAACGCGGCCTTCTACTCGTACAACGACCGCGCGAACCACGGCTTCGTGCGGATGATCCTCGCCGACTGCACCGGCAGCGACGGGGACGGCTTCTACTTCAAGGGCCACATCACCATCACGGCCTTCAAGACGACCGGGACCGGGAACGCGGGGGTGGGCCTCAAGCTGAGGGCGGGCGCCATCTACCGCGACTATCAGCTCGCGCCCGACCAGAGCACTATCACAGGCGCGCTCGGCGACCTGGACATCGGCGCCGGCCCCGTCGCATGGGGCGCGATGCCGGCCACGGACCTGACGGAATTGACGAGGGTTACGCTATGACACCAGCAGAGAAGGACCAGTTCGTCTCCATCATGGAGCCACACTTCCCGGGGCGCGCGGGCTCCCTGGCGGACGGCGTCTCGAGGGCGGAGGCGGGGATCGACCCGAAGGAGCCGGTGGGGCAGTCCATCGAGAGGTGGATCGTCCAGTTCGGCATCGCCGGCGCCGACAAGACCTTCCTCGAGGGGTTCTACCCGAGGCTCGGGTTCACCCCCGGCGAGGACGACATGGAAGTCGGGTGAGCCATGGACCCCTTCTACATGGAGCGGCTCGAGGAGGAGCGCCTCGAGCTTGAGGCCAAGAGAGAGGCCCTGCTCCGCCGGATGGGGGAGTTGGTCACCGCCCCCCTCGAGCTGAGGGAGGTCGAGAAGGAGTACGAGGAGGTCCTCGTGAAGCTCGCCGTGATACGGCGGGAGTTGGCGGAGATGATGGAACAGGAAGGAGAGCAGGATGAAACTGACGGGACCGGTTGACGGCAACGGGCAAGCCCTCAACGACGTCCGCTTCGAGGCCCTGGCCGCCGTGCCGGGACCCTGGGAGGACGCGTGGGAGGGGCGCCCCATTTTCGTGACGACCGCCGGCGCAGACTACGGTCCCTGGGTCGGCAGCAAGGACGCGGGGGCCTTCGTCCGCTACGGGGGTGGGGGGAGCGGCTACCTCGAGGCGAGCCTCCTCTGCCACATGTCGCCGCACATCATGTTTGCCGACGCGACCGGGTTCACGCCCTTCGACCCCGTCATCTTCGTGACCTCGAGGCCGTTGACGGTCGACGAGAACTTCTACCTCAAGCTCGGGTTCGGGGACAAGAAGAAGAAGAAGGCGACGGCCTGCGGGGCCTTCGCCGTCATCCTCGACGACTTCGAGTTCTGCTCGGAGCTGGGGTGGTGGGCCTACGTGGTCTTCTTTAACAAGCCCCTTCCCGACATCATCGACGTTTATGGAGTGGGGATGCTGATGGCGAAGGTGTGCGTCTGGAGCGACACGGAGAACGGCTGGCTCGACATGATGTCCGTCCGCGTGAACCTCCTCATGCCGTAGGAAAGGAGCGGAGATGCCAAAGGAGAAAACTAGAGCGGAGCACATGAAGCGGCCGGCCCCGCCACCCGAGCGCAGGCTCAAGTCCACGCGGCCCGAGCCTTCGGCGGAGGACATCGCCAAGCGCAAGGCGGCGAAGCAGGCGAACTTCAGGCGCGAGATGGTGGAGCTGGAGTCCAAGCGGGCGGCCGCCGAGACCCTCGGGTACGCCGACATGGTGGCGAAGTACGCGGCGGCGATGGAGCGCGTCCAGGCCGAAATCAACGCTCTCGACCCCATCGAACCGGAGTGACATGGAACCGGAGAACATGAAAGAGTGGCTCGCCGTGGCGGCGAAGGCGAACGTCGTGCTCTACGACGAAGCCTCGGTCCCCGTCGCGGCCGCGAGGTGGGCGAGGGTGGCGCCGGACGCCGTCTACGTCCACTCCGTCGAGGTCCGCCTGGACTCGCGCCGGCGGGGCTGGGGGAAGCGCCTCTGGGGCGCCATCCTCGAGCAGGCCGGCGACGGGCTCCGGAAGGTGCTCGGCGAGCAGAAGAACGAGGCGGCCGTGAGGCTGCGGGCGGCCGTCTTCGAGAACACGGTCTTCTACCACCGGGGCGTCAAGGTGGCGACCCCGAGCTGCGCCGCCCGACTCGCGCGGCAGACGGACAGGACTTTCGCTGTGAGCTTTCTGTACGAGACATGAGATACGACAAGGAAAAAGCGCTGAAGTTCCTCGAGAACCCCTACCCCCAGATTGTGGGGTACGGGACGCCCCGGCGCGCCGCCGTGGCATCCTTCCTCGAGGCGCTGACCCGCGAGAACCGCAGGATGAGCGGGCTCGTCTGGGACAAGCACGCGTTCAAGGCCGTGGCCGCCCTCGAGGGGAAGGTCCCCAGGACCATTCTCTTGACCGCGGACTCGGAGGAGCTCGCGGTGTGCTTGGCGACCATAGACCGGGGCTTCGCCTTCGTCGTGAAGCCGAACCACCTCTCCCAGGGGGTCGGGGTCAGGTCCCTCGAGGGCTTGGGCGCCGGCCGCTTCGCGGACATCAGCGGGGAGGAGCTCAGCATCGAGGACTTGGTCGACGAGGCGGAGGCGTGCAGACGTCTGCGCCGCGGCCCATGCGGGAACCCGCCGGCCACCATGGTCGAGGAGCGTGTCGTTTCCCATGAGGCCTTCGCCCCGTGGATGGAGGTCGAGGGGGCGATGGCGGACGTCCGGATGCTCTACCTCTTCGGCCGGTTCAAGTGCTGCTACGCCCGCTTCCCGACGAGGGAGTCCCGGGGCTACGGGAACTACTCGAGGGGCGCGACTTTCGGGGGCACCTTCGGGGACGGCGTCTTCGTGGGGGACCCCAGGTTCAGCCTCAACATGATATGCGACGGGGAGCTCCCGTTCTTCCGCGAGATGCGGGAGCGTGGGAGCCGCGTCGTGACCCGCTGCCAGCTCCCCTGGCAGGCCGTCGACATGACGGTGGACCGGGAGGGGGAGGTGGTGGTCGTGGAGTCTGAGACTCTGCCCCAGCTCATCTGCCTCTCGGAGGAGGGCATCGAGTGGCTCTGGGGCGAGGCCTGCGTGGGCGCGCCCGTCACTGTCGGCGCTGACAGAGGTGCGCCATGATAACGGTCTACAACGAGGCGATTCTGGGCTTCTTTCGCCGCCTCCGGTGGGGCGGGCGGAAGGTCCCCGTCGTCTACGCGGGGCCGGACCGCGCCCACGGGCAGATGAGGGAGTACATGGCGAAGACGGTGTCCTCCAAGACGGGGGCCAAGGCGAGGTCCACCAGGGCGAAGATGGCGAAGGCGAAGATACCCTACCCCTTCGTGAGCGTCTTCCTCGACCTGGCCGGGTTCGACCCCGCCAGGTACACGCCCTTCGTGCACCGGGGCATCGTCAAGGACAAGGAGAGGGGGGTCGCCCTGTCCGTCCAGGACCCGCGCCCGGAGAACTTCACCGTGCAGGCCGACGTCTGGTGCGGGGACAACTGGCGCATGGGGAACAGCCTGGTCGGGCAGATCAAGTCCTGGTTCAACGCCGACGACACTTCGGTCTTCGTCAACTTCGCCGACCCGAAGCTCTACGCGGCTCCGTTCACGACCCCGTCCTACTGCAAGCTCATGGGGAAGCTGACGTGCCGGCTCACCGACGAGGGCGTCTCAGACAACTCCACCTACGAGGGCGCCACCGCCCAGCCGAAGGAGGTCCGGAAAACCTTTTCGGGCACGCTCTACGGCTGGTTGCCGAGGGTCCCCTACGAGGTTAAACTGGTTCACAAGTTCGTCTACACAGTGGAAGACGACAGGGAAGAGCCCCCCGTCGTGCTCGAGACTGTAACCATCAACCTGGTCTAAGGAGGGATAGCGATGACCATTCCTGGATTCTACATCTCAGAGGAGGAGCTGAGCCTCAACGTGCCTCAGGACTCCGACCTCATCGTGGGGCTCATCGGCCCCGCATCGAAGGGCGACGTCGGGGTGCTCAATGACTTCCTGTCGGAGCCGAACTTCGTCGAGGCGCACGGGCGCCCCGTCAACCGCCACTACGGCCCCCGGGCGGGCATCCGGTTCCTCCAGCAGGGGAACCGGCTCAAGTACGTCCGCGTGGCCGGGTCGCTCCTGTCCTACGGGTCCCTGAACCTGTACGGCAACGGGGAGCTCATCCTCGTCGTGAGCGCCGCCTCGCCGGGGTCCTGGGCGAACGGGGACGTCACCATCGGCGTCACCCAGAACTCCCCGACCGAGTACAACCTGCGCGTCTACTACAAGGGCCGCGCGGTCTCGGGCGAGTACTTCCAGAACCTCACCAACGGCGACGTGGCGACCAAGATCAATGGCGTCTCGTCGTACATCACCGTCGCGGTGGCCTCGGGCGCGGGGACGACCGCCCCGGACGAGACCCGGGACCCCGTCACGGGCGCCCTGGTCCCGCTCGCCATCTCCGGCGGCGACGACGGGGCCTTCGCCTCGACCCGCGCCGCGGACTCGTCCACGGGCGGGATCGCCGGCAAGCGGTTCTACGGCATGAACGACGCCGTCCCGGGGAGCCGGGTCTTCCACAACATCCGGACCATCGGCGCCTCCGAGGCGGGCCTCACGGAGTACCGCGGGAACGCCGGGATGCCCGTGCAGCCGGGCACCTTCGTGGTTCGCGTCCAGAGCGGCGCGGGGCCGGCGGTCTACCAGGAGCTCACCGACGACGAGGACGACACCCTCGCCAGCGGGATGGCTTACAACGGCGTGGGGCTCCTCAGGGACGCAGGGTCCGTCCACAGGGGCTTCATCAACTACCGGACGGGGGAGTGGGGCGTCCAGCTCAACGGTGGCCCCACGGGCCTCCTGGGGGGCACCATCGACGGCATCTGGGTCCGCGGCAGGACCGAGACCGCCGGGGCGACCCTCTCCGGGCAGGCGGCCTACGCCGGCGCCCTGGCGTCCCCCGAGGCTTGCCCCGGGAGCGTCTCCTGCATGCGGGTGCAGTTCCACGTGCCGATGGCGGACACCATCTGCACGGACTCGGGCATCGCGGCGGCGCAGCACGACTCCGCCGACCCCAACTGCCAGGTGATGGACGGCTACCTCGTCCCGGGCGGGGTCTCCGTCACGGCGCCCACGGCCAGCGGCACCCAGACCGTCTACGACGACGGCTTCGGGGGCTGGCGGACGGCCCCGGACGGCGGGGGCACCCCGGTGGTCGGGACCCTCAACTACCGGACGGGGGCCTGGGACATCACGTTCCCCGTGCAGGTCCCGGCGAACTCCCCCATCACGGCCGCCTACGAGATGGTGGTCTCCGACGCGGGCGGCAACGCCCTGGCCGGGAACGGGGGCACTTACCGCGCGGCCGACCAGGTCTGCACCAACGCCACGGGCGGCGCCGCGCAGATCGACTCGGCCGACCTCAACTGCACCCCGATGGCGAACCTCCCCATCGTCCCCGGCTCGGTGCGCTTCGTGTGCTCCGACGTCGGCGGCCCCGGGACTCCGGAGACCGTCTACGACGACGGGGTCGGCGGCCTCTGCACCCTGCGGCGCGGCGACCCCAACGCCGTCGACGTGGTGGGGACCATCGACTACACCACGGGCGCCTGGGACATCACGTTCTCGGGCAACGTCCAGGCCGGCGCGACCATCGACGCCTCCTACGTGGACTCGGCCGAGAGCCTCAACGTCCACGCCCTGCGGGGGTCCGCGGGCCGGATGGACAACACCGACCCGGCGGCCGGCAACAACTACAAGGGCCTGAACTGGCTCGACTACCAGGGCGGGACCTGGGCCATGGCCTTCTCCCTCGGGGCGACCAAGGACGTGCAGAACAACGGCGCGATCTACGCCGTCTACCAGCACGGCGAGCTCCTGGGGTGGGGCGACGGGACCACGACCGCCTTCTCCGGCACCATCGAGGACGCGCCCCTGCGGAGCCAGAGCGACCGCGCGCTGGCCTTCCAGGCGGGCTCGCAGTTCATCCCGGCGGCCGGCACCACCCAGATGGCGAAGGCGGTCGCAGCGGCCGCCGACTACTGGGACCAGAACGTGGCCGGCGGCGCGGCCGCTAACCCCATCGACTTCTCCACCGGCGTCACCCAGGTGACGTGGAGCGCGGCCCCCTACAACGGGGAGGCCGTCTTCGTCGTGAGCGAGGAGGTCGTGGGGCACGTCACCTGCCAGTGGACGGGCTCCATCGGGAATGAGAGGGCCACCATCTCGGACGGCCTCTACGCCATCCTCGACCAGAGCCCGACGGACGCGACGAAGCTCAGGTTCCGGGTCATGTTCAACGACGGCACGGGCAGCGTGGCCGTCGAGTCCTGGGACCTCCTCGACGACTTCGCCGACCTGGTGGCCTCCGTCAACGCGACGGACGGGACCGGGTCCAACCTGGTCACCATCGAGGACTCGGGGCTCTCGACGGAGCCCGACGTGGCCTCCCAGCAGGACCTCGGCATGGCCGGGGCCTTCACTAACGCGGACATCATCGGGGCGAAGACGGGGTCCACCTACTCCGGCCTCCACCTCTTCCAGAACACCGACGTGGTGGCCGTGGACGTCCTGGGAGCCCCGGGCCAGTGGCACCGGCAGATCGCCGACGCCGGCGTCTCCCTCTGCGAGGAGGAAGGGCGCCGCGCCCTCTGGCTCTTCTCCTTCCCCGACTTCACCACGCCGGAGGGGATGGACGACGACCTCCCGGGCGTCCGGTCCATCGACCTGGCCCAGGACTCGGTAGACTTCACCAACGGCCACTACAACGCGGCCGTGACGGGCGGCATCGCCCGCCCCAACGCGTGGGTCCCCTACCCGCCCCTCTCGACCGTCGACTCCGACTACACGGGGGGATGGGCCTTCTACCTCAACTACTACTGCCAGTACTCCGACCAGGACGTCTGGGAGGGGCCGGAGGGCGACTTCGCCCAGCTCCTCGCCAAGACGGACCGGGACCAGGAGCGGTGGTTCCCCGTCGCGGGCCTCAACCGCGGCAAGTTCCAGAACGTGAACACCGTCCGCTACTCCCCCGACCGGGCCGACCGGACGCTCATGTACGACTTCGACGGGGTCGTGCAGAACGTGGTCAACCCCATCCGGTACAAGGAGGGGGCGGGCATCTTCATCGACGGCCAGAGGACCATGGACAGGACCGCGGGCGCGCGGGACCGGCTCAACGCCAGGCTCCTGCTGAACAAGCTGGGGAACCTCCTCGAGCTCGCCAACATGCGGTACGAGTTCGAGCTGGCCGACCCCATCCTGTGGAGGCAGGTGGAGGCGACGGGACGCCTCATCGTGCAGCCGATGATCGCCAAGAGGGGGCTCTACGACGCCGAGCTCGTCTGCGACAAGACGACCAACACGGCGGCGGTCATCGACGACAACTCCTGCGTGGCGCGGCTGATGCTCCAGATCACCAAGGCCGCGGAGAAAATCTTCTACGACATCATCATCGTTCCGACGGGCGTGAGCTTCGAGGAGGTGCTGGTCGGCTCGTAGGCACTGTCGGCACCGACAGTTGAATTGGAGGAAACAAGATGCCCACCTACAGGTACAACGCGGACCACATCGCCCAGGCGAGGGGGAAGTACAACCCCCAGAAGAAGAACGCCGGGATGCTCGAGCTCTACATCGACGGGCTGGCCCCGGGAGGGCAGGAGATTCTCATGCTCTCCCTCCAGTCCGTGTCGATCCCCGGCTACTCGGTGGGGCGCGGGGAGATCACCTACCTCAACGGGACGGTGTTCTTCCCGACCAAGCCCGAGGGCCTGGGCGAGATGACGACGAACTTCAGGGACTACCACGACACCGGCACCCGCTACATCCTCGAGCGGCTGCACGAGCGCGTCTACGACCCGCGCACCGGGCAGATGGGGCTCCCCAAGGACATCAAGGTCCAGGGGACCCTCATCTTGCTGCGGGAGGACGACTCGGACGGCCGCACGTACTACCTCGACGGGTGCTTCCCGCTCAACAAGCCGGCCATGAACGTGGACTTCGGCGACGGCGAGCAGGAGATCATGGAGATCAGGTGGTCCGTGGACTCCATCATCGGGCGCCGGGCATAGGCGCCCCCCGATTTTCGATACCGATTTTCGCTGTACGTTGAGGAGATGACCCATGGAAAAGGCGTCAAGGCTTAGGGACTGGCAGCAAAGGAAACGCCCGACGAGGGAGTACACGCTTCCCTCGTCGGGCTGGCTCTACGGGGACAAGCTCCCCGGCGGGGTCGTGGAGATGACCGCCATCGGCGGCATCGACGAGGAGACGATAGCCGGGGCCGGCGAGGGGGCGGCGGCGATGCCCGTGCTGAGGGAGAAGCTCTCGCACCTCGTGAACACCGGCGCGCTCCCGTTCAACGAGCTCCTCTTCTCGGACTTCATCGCCCTCCTGTTCCACTACTTCGCGTTCTCCTACGGGGCGGACATGCACTTCGCGCCGAAGTGCCCCCACTGCCGGGAGATCCCCCGCGAGCCCATCACCCGGTACCTCGACGAGCTCCCGTGCCGGGTCTACGAGGACGACCCGACCATCAAGGAGGGGGAGTTCCGCGAGCCCTTCGTGAGCCAGGAGCTCCCGCCCTGGGGGGACACGATCCAGTACAAGCTCCTCAGGGTGCAGGACATGGTGGACGCGGAGGACTACATGAAGAAGGCGGCGGCCGCGGGGATGGAGGGCGACTTCATGCGCTCCTACGCCACCGCCAAGTCCATCATGGGCGTGAACGGCGAGGAGGTGAACCTGTTCCTGGCCCTGGACTGGGTCAAGAACGCCACGACGGGGGAGACGTTGCGCATCCTCCGCGAGGAGATCTCAGCGCAGGAGCCGGGGTACGACATGAACATCGAGCTCACGTGCCCCAACCCCCGCTGCGGCGCGACGTTCTCTGTGAGGTTGCCCGAAGACGGGTCGTTTTTTCGTCTCAAGAATACCCAGCATCGAGTCGCTAAGGCGGCAAAGGTTCTCAATGATGAACTCCGAACAAGGCGCCAGGTCCTTCCAGGAATGGGCGGAGATGACGCCGTGGCAGAGGGAGGACTTCATCATCCGGATGAACCGGTACATCGCCCAGAAGGAGGCGAAGCGCCGGGAGGCGGAGAGGAAGGGTAGGTAGCCCATGCCGGCTGACAACGTGGAGAGGTTCGCCTTCATCTACGAGATGGACGAGAAGCCCATGACGGGCGCCATCTCGAAGGCGGAGTCGAGCATCGACAACTTCGTGAAGGTGACCACCAAGGGGTTCACGGGCGTCGTCTCGCTCGCCCAGGAGATGTTCACCGACCTGGCGCGGCTCGGGGGCCGCGGGATCGCCAACGCCCTCGACCGCATGGGCTTCTCCATCGAGAAGCAGACCTACCTCATCGTCACGGCCCAGGAAGCCGCGCACAAGCTGTACCAGGGCTACGAGCTCGCGGCGCAGGGGGCCACCGCCCTGGCGAAGGGCGCCTCCTACGTCTTCAAGCCCATCCGCCGCCTGATGTCGAGCATGGACCAGGGCTCGAAGTCCGCGTTCCAGATGGAGAACCGCCTGGCCGGGGTGGGGTCCACCCTGAAGATGATCGCCAAGATAGGCGGCTTCGCCGTCATCCTGGGGCCGTTCCTCCCGCTCATCCGCCCGTTCATGACGCTCATCTCGGCCATCAGCGACACGCTCCAGCCGGCGATGGACACCATCGCGGGCGCCCTGAAGGCGGCGCTGGCCCCGTTGACGATGGCCTTCCACAAGCTCGCCCTGAAGATACTCCCGTACCTCATGAAGATGATCGAGCCGTTCATCGGCATCCTGCTCAAGGGGGTGGACGCGCTCACCAAGTTCTTCGACGACGGCTCCTTCGAGGAGCTGGTCGGGGTCTTCGACGAGCTCGTCCCGCTGGTGCAGGAGATCGCCGACTCGTTCGTGCGGGACTTCCTCAAGCCCGTCGGGGGGACCCTCTTCCGGACGGTCATCAAGATGTTCATGAGCCTGGTGGGGTTCGCGGTCAAGTTCGTGAAGACCATCAAGCCGTACCTCCCCAAGTTCTTCGAGGTCTTCAACAAGATCGTGGACCTCATCATCAACACCCTGGGGGACAAGTTCGACACCCTGATGGTCGAGCTCGGGAAGCAGCTCCCCATCCTGAACCCGTTGCTCGACTCGATGCTGAAGCTCTTCAAGGCCCTCCTGCCGGCCCTCGAGAAGCTCCTGCCCCCGCTGACGGAGATATTCGTGCAGGTCCTCGCCAAGTTCCTGGTCCCGGCGGGGGTCAAGATTCTCGAGGAGCTGGCGAAGGGGATGACGAAGCTCCTCGAGAACTCGGAGCCGACCATCGAGGCCATAGCGACGTTCCTGGGCGACATCGCCAAGTGGTGGGAGGAGAACGAGGACGTCTTCCCGCGCGTCTGGCGCAAGGTCAAGGAGGCGCTCGAGGAGGTGAAGCCCATCCTCGAGGCCGTGGTGAAGATCGTCGGCACGGCCATCGGGAAGATCATCGAGGCCATCGGGCTCATCGTGGAGATGAGGAAGGAGTCCCAGGAGCGCGAGACCGAGAAGGAGCAGATGATCCGCATCCTCCAGAAGCGGTCGAACGTCAGGCTCCAGGAGGCGCAGTTCGACCAGGAAACCGCGCGCCAGCTCGACCGCTACCGGCAGCAAGGCAAGGACGAGGCGTGGATCGCCCAGCACAAGAAGCGCCGCGCCGCCGAGCGGGCCAAGATTCAGGTAAGGGCGATGCAGGCGGCGCTCGAGCTCAGGGAGTGGGAGAAGAAGGCCGAGGGCGGTTACATCCTGCAGCGCCAGCTCGTGGAGGTCGGCGAGGCCGGCCCCGAGTGGATCGTCCCCGACACCCCGGCCGGCATGATGAAGTACATCCCCCAGATGCTCGAGAGCGCCTTCGGGGAGGGGGCCGGCAAGGCGACCGCAGGGAGCGCCACGGCGCTGCTCGCGGACATCCGGGTGCTCCTGGCGAGCATCGACATGAAGATAGGCGAGATGGCGGAGGGGGACGCCCTCCCCGCCGCCTTGACATAGGAGGCCGGGAATGGCCGTAGGACAGTACTACTCTCCGTGCGCCCTGGTGCTCGAGCAGATGCCCACCGAGCGCGTGCAGTTCGAGTCCTTCCCGGCGGACGAGGGCATCACCGAGGGGTACAACGCCGACTACGTCAAGACGGGCGGCCGCGCCGCGGAGCCCTACGGGCGCATGTGGCAGGGCGGCGACTGGAACCCCATCAACATCACCCTCGAGTTCCACGCCGGCATGTCCTACCTCGAGGTGGGGACGCCCGGGCAGGTCATCGGGCAGATGATCAAGAAGGTGGACTGGCTCAAGGCCCTCCCCTTCCCGCGGCCGATGACGCGCCCCATGCGGGCCGGCAAGTCGGACCTGGGCAAGAGGCAGGCCGTCGGGGTCTCCGGGTTCGCCAGCTACGGCGGCCAGACCGCCGACCCGCCCATCGTCCTCTTCGTCTGGGGCCTCTTCATGACCCTGAAGGGCAGGGTCACGGCGTGGACGGTGACGTGGAAGGGACCCTACGAGGTCATCTCGGGGAAACCCCACCACGCCTCCGTGGCCCTGACCTTCCAGCCGGAGTCGGGCTTCTACCCCAACTGGTACGACATCGTCGACGGATACCGGGGAGTCCCGACGGCCTTCCTGGGGAGGTTCATCTGATGGCCGACTACGAGCTCCAGCTCCCCTACCACTCGATGTACAAGGAGACGACCCTGCTCCAGGACGCCGGCAAGGTGTTCTTCGGGGTGTGGACGCCCCCGGAGATCACCCTCGACGGCGACGAGAGGAAGGTCCGCGTCGAGGAGAAGGACCGCGGGTCCCTCGACTTCCTCGCGGACGAGTTCCTGGGGACGCGGGACCTCTTCTGGGCCATCGCCCACGTGAACAAGATCGACTACCCTCCCGACGACGTGGTGCCGGGCATCGTCCTGACCATCCCGAAGCTCGAGAGGGTCCTGCAGGCGCTTCAGGGGGACACCGGTGGCCAGTAGCGGAAAGATACTGCTGCTCGACGACACGGGGCCGAAGGACGTGACGCCCTTCGTGGACCGCTTCCTCTTCAAGGAGTCCCTGCTCGACGGGCACGCCACCTGGCGCCTCTGGTTCAAGGCCTCCTCCTGGGAGTTCTGGGCGGACCTCATGGTCGGCAAGGGGCTCCTCCTGACCGTCAACGTCACGGGGAAGAAGGACGGCAGGACGACCGAGACGGGGTGGCTCCCCCTGACGGTGGACGCCTCCGAGGGGGGCGTCGAGGGGACCCGGCTCCGCGGGTCCATCGTGGGCGGCGGCCCCGAGCTCAAGATGTGCATCGAGGAGAAGCGGAAGGCGTACGCCATGATGCCGGCCTCCACGGTGCTGGCGCAGATCGCCGCCCTCTACCAGCTCGCCCCGACCGTCGGCCAGACCTCCGACCTGCGCAACTGGTACCAAGCGAACCAGACCGACTGGGAGTTCCTCCAGGAGGTGATGAGCTTCTACGTGGCCTCGAGCGACAACCGGGGGGACGCGTACCTCTACGTGGGTCCGAACACCCTCGACGTCGGGGCCATCAACTACGCCAAGCCGTCCGTGCGCCAGTACGACCTGACCGCGGACGACGACCGCGTCACCCGGGCCAAGTTCCGGTACTACGGGGGCCAGGTGGACCGGCGCGGGGGCGCCGTCGTGGAGGCCCGGGGCTACGACAACCGGACGGGGCTCGAGGTGTTCTTCCTCGCGTCGCCCGTCACGGCCCCGTCGCCGGCCCTGGCGAACAAGCTGCCGAAGCCCCTGGCCTCGAGGAAGCGCATCTTCGTGACCCCCTGGGACAGCCCCTCCGTGGTGAGGGCGCAGGCCATCAGGGAGCAGGCGCGCTTCAGCCTCCGGTACTTCGGGGTCTCGGTGAAGGCCCTCAACGACCTGACCGTGAAGCTCAAGGACATGTTCGAGATCTCCATGCGGGACGAGAAGGGCTACGGCTCCGCCAACGCCGGCCGCTACGGGGTCTTCGAGCGCGTCATCGAATACTCGGCGGGGAACATCTCCACGACGGTCGTGGGGTTCCGCCGGGAGTCCTACGTGGGCGAGCAGCCGGCCGTGGGCGCCCCCGTCTCCATGTCGAGCGGGGCGGACACCCAGAGGACGGCCTCGGCCGGGAA